ACGATACGTCGAACACGGGAGCGGTCATCGGCGAGGCGGCCAGCATCGGCAGCAGCGTCGATCCGACCTTCGGAGCGCATACGTGGTATGCCCACAAGTTCTCGTCGAAGCTCATCAAGGTGCCCTACGAGCTTCTCGAAGATTCGGCCTTCGACCTGCCGGGCGTGCTGTCGGAAATGCTCGGCACTCGCCTGGGTCGCATCCAGAACACCCGCTTCACCACGGGGCTTGGAAGCGGCCAGCAGCCACAAGGAATCGTCACCGGGGCCACGGCCGGAGTGACGACCGCCAGCGGAACGGCGATCGCCTTCGACGAAGTGATTGACTTGGAGCATTCGGTCGATCCTTCTCGTCGCAACCTGCCTGGCGTCGGCTACATGTTCAACGATGCCATCTTGCAGGCACTTCGCAAGCTGAAGGACGGCGAGGGCCGCTACCTCTGGCAGGCCGGAGCGAACACCGGAGCGCCGGACACGCTCAACGCAAGGCCCTACACCATCAACCAGGACATGGCATCGTCCATTGTGTCGGCTGCCGTGACGATGCTGTTCGGGCAACACTCTCAGTACAAGATTCGCCAGGTCAACGAGGTGCGTTTCTATCGTCTCGTGGAGCGTTACCGCGACAACGACGAGGACGGATTCGTGGCCTTCATTCGGGCGGACGGTGGCGTACTCAACGCCGGTGATGGTCCAATCCGCAAGATGACCCAAGCATAAGCGAGGTGAAGCGTGGCGCAGCAAAGAACAACCAAAGTCAAACTGACCAGCGCACGAGTTGGTCATAACTTCGACGACAAGGGCCGCCAGACGGGCATGTTCGCCCAAGCGGCGGGCGAAATTGTTGATATGCCGGCCGACGAAGCCGAGCGGTACATCGCCAAGGGCCTCGCGTCGCCGGCCCCGGCTGAAACCAACAAGTAGGAGATTCCGCCATGCGGTTCCTTAGCGAAGACGTTCTGATTACCAAGGTTTCCAATCCCAGCACGGCCGCCACAGGTGCCGTCAATGGAACCGGCGTCGATATGACCGGCTACAGGGGCGTGATGTTTGTTACCAGCTTCACCACGGCAAACGCTGGGAACTACATCAACGCTGCCGAGTCGACCGCCAGCACGACCGGCTACACCGACTTGGAGGGCACGAAGGTCGCATCGGGTTCGTCCGACGAGGACGTGTGGGTGGATGTCTATGGTCCGAAGGATCAATACGTTCGCTGCGAGGTTGTGCGGGCAGGGGCTTCCACGGCCCTCGGCGATATTTGGGCGTTCCAGTACGACCCGATTTCCAAGCCGGTGGATAACACCACCACGGGCACCATCACCGGCGAGACGCACGTTCAGCCGTCTACGGGCACGGCCTAAGACAATTCGACCCTCGGGTCTTTGTGACTACTCGGCTACGGCCGGGGCAACCACTGAGGAACGGACATGGCCACAGGCAGCAGCCCGACCTACCAACCGGCGATCTACCGGGAACAAGGCGGCAGCCGAATGGTTGTCGATTCCGGCGGTGAGCACGACATTCTCGATGGCGGTGCCATCAACATCGAAGCTGGCGGTGCTCTGACC